GATAGACAGGTTAGAACTAAAGATTGTGGTGCCGTTTTTATGAACATCAATAGTGGTCGCGCCGGTTGTCCCCGCCGTATCCACATATGCCTTGGCGGCAACAACTGACCAGCTAGAGCCTGGCGGCGCATAAATGCGGCCCATAATGTTCGTATCAACAGAAAGAAGCGTTGATTGCTCAACAGCCCGCGCCATCATGTGCTGGTCAACCGTGGCCGGCATATCAACGGCAAGAACCTTTTTATGCTCGGTCGCGTCAGCGTCATAGACCATCACATAGTCAGCATCTTTATCGACAGATGACAGGGCCGTAAGACCACCAATATCAACATTCAATGTGCGGGACGTGGTTATATCACCACCACCAGACAAGCCCTCACCGCCGCTGATAGAAATAGACGTATGCGCCACATGCTCGGTTTCGACAAAACCGTACAAAGCATCGTGAGCAATATTTTCAATCAGAATGCGCTTATGCTCAGATGCCGAAGTGTCATAAGCCAGAAGATAATCAGCCGCTTCATCTGGAAACTCGTCTTCTGTCAGCGCATTCACATCAAGCGTAATGGACCTGTTGGTGGTAATGTCACCGCCACCAGTCAAAGCGCCACCCGCCGAAATCGACACAGAAGAATGGTCAATATGTTCATTGGCGACAAAATTAGTCAGCGCATCATGGTCAATATTGGCCGTGCCTGTAACCGTGATGGTCCCGGCAACAGTCAGCGTCTTGCCAGAGCCCACATTGATGCCGACCGAGGTGCCAGTCCCCGCTGCCGCAAAAAGATCATCGATAGCGTCGATCAGGGTGTTCAGTTCGTCGCCCCAAGTGTCGGAAGATCCACCAACCGTGGGCTTGGTTAGGGTCAGGTTTGTTGTTGGGTTAGCCATCGGTCATCCTCTAACTAAAAGCCTGCTTGGGGTAGGCATTAAGAGAGCCGGAAGGATAGCGAGACTGGCTATCTTCAATTATCAGGCTCTCCAATAGATCCGAATACTGCCCTCCCCAGAAAGTTGCTCTGGCATCACCGATATATTCAGCCACCTTGGCCGCGGTGCCGGTGAAGTAAATGTGCGGGTAGTACGTCACCAGCCAATTCGTGGCACCATCAGCGTCTAAGGCGTCCAACCGCTTGTAGTAGGTCAACTCAGCCTGATAGGTATCGTCGGGGGCCGGGAGCAACTCAATCTCATCAGCAATGATAGAGAAGAACTGCGGCACCCCAACCGAGGAGTACTCACTTCGTTTTACATCCATCATATCAGGCTTGAGAAATTCGAGTTTCCGCACTGGGTTGGTGTTCAGCTGGATGCCAACCATCCCCAGACAGTCACTGGGCCATGCAGTGAACTGATCAGACAGATCAGCCCGAGACCGGCCCATCTGATGACGGACCCTGACACGGGTGTTGATATCAGCCTCAACCAGGGCAATAGCCGTCAGCGTGTACTCAACACCAGTGGTGGACGTAAATTGAGATTGTACTGCCTGCTCCAGCGTCAACCGATCAACGATTGTGGGAATGGCCATTGGTCATTCTCCTACGCTCGCGGACCTGCGCTCTCAAGGGTGCGCCCGCCGGGGGCCATAGGGGCATCAGCTGGGCGATTTGCGCGATCTGCACGGCGCTCACCGGTCAGTTCGTCAATGGCAGTGGTCAGCATCTCGCTGTACATCTGGATGCGCTCCATATCACGCAGATAGATAGCCGCCTCCAGGCAGGATCCATACAGGTACACATCCGGCGCATCTGTGACCAACCAGTTCGTCGTGTTGAGCGATGTCAGGGCCGGGACGCGCTGGTAATAATACAGGGTGGCAGAAACATTGGCCGCAGGGCGAACAATAATTGTCGTGCCACTAATCCCCACATACTGCGGATTAGCATTTGGCCGATGCCGGAATAGGAATTCGTCGCTGTCCATGTCCACCAGCTCAGGCCAGCTGACCGGCGTTGTGGCGCATGAGATAGATTTCATTTCCAGGAAGTCAGAAGGCAACGTCGCCTCACCATCTGCATTCAGCGACAGCGCGTAGGTCGCCTCCATATCACGGCCACGAATGGTCCGACTGAAACGGGCCTCGGCCTGGGAGATAAAACCCTCAAGCTGCGATGTCAGGTCGCTTCGCCCCAGGGTGTCTTCGATTGACGTTTTCAGGGTCGAGAAATTAGTGATTGCCGTCATTAGCCTACTCCGCTGCTAGGGCGTTTGTTCCAAGGGCCTCCCGAACCGCTTGACCATGCGCATTAGTGTACTCGATACCGCCTATATGAGCAACGGCCTGAGACAGGCCGTGATCAACATAGATGCCGAAGCCTGCCATCTGCGCCTTGCGGCAGAAGAATGTCTCGGCATCTTGGAATGTTTTGCTGTTGGGAGAATAGCCCACGATGAAGAGGGGGTCGTCGAGTGCCTTGATGACTCCCCCCTTAACGAGCATTACACCCATACCAACACCAGCCGCCTGTTCCAAGCCCTCTGCATCCGCATCGGTGTACAAAGGGGCCAGCGTCTCCACCTGCGTGGCCACCGGCATTATAGGTACGGTGTTCGTGACATAATTAGCCGCGACAATATCTTTGTCGTGCTCAAGAAGCCTCTTCAACGTGTCGTGGGGGAAGCGCATGTCAGGATTGAGGAAAAGGATAAAATCAGGATCCTCACCCATTGCCGCCAAAGTGATGTCCTGGCGCAACTCAGCAATGCTTGCCCCGTAATTGAAGAACATGGACACATCGTCGTCAGTGTTCCTCATGTGCCAGCCAATCATGGCCACCAGATCATTAACAAACATCGTTCCGATATTCTCTTGCGAAGGAACGCAAACCGCCACACTCACCATTAGACAACCCCCGGCCTAGTTCTGAAAAAACGATTGTCGGGATCATTCAGCCAAGCCTTGAAAGCCTTCTCATCCTTGGTGATCCCCTTTTGCTCCAGATCATGGAACAACGAAATTGGAATGGAGGCCACGCGAGCCATATCACCCCACCGCGTGCCTGCATCATTAAAGGCAGATTTATTTACATCCAACAGATCATCGACCCGCTGCTCTTTCTGCAGCGTGAATGTGTCGTTATCACTGTTGTAGATATAAAACGTATCGATCCCGGTATGGAAATCTCTATTAAATAGGCGCTTGCTGTCGGCGCTCATGCCATACTCCTGCTGTTAACTGGGGGGCCGAAGCCCCCCAGAAAAACAATCCTGACTATTGATCAGGAAACATTCAGATCGGCAATGATGCCGTGAGCGCCTTCATTCCGCATACGCAGGGCGTATTCGCAGATGATCATGCGCTTCTCGGCGTCACCGGTCTTGGCCAGCTCTTCCGTCTTCATTGGGCGAAGATCGGAAACGGAGACGTAATCAAAATCGATCAGCAGAGCATCGCGGCCCCGGCTGAAACGGTTAGGGACGACAGCCAGGTTGCCAAAGTCCGAAACATACACATCAGCAGCGCCGATGATCGTTGTCGCCTTGGCAGAGTTGACCGGAACGCGGGCTTGGGCAATGCCGGTGAAAGCGGAAACGTCCTGCTTCACATGCGAGCCAACCATCAACGTGGTCGGGTTGCCGCCTGCTTCCCAGCAGGATGCCATCACGGTCTTCAGCATATCCTCGGTGATGTCACGCTGCGTACCGTCGGTACGAGCGGTGCCAACGACGCCACCAGACAGCGAGCCGTCGGCAGCACCAACGCCGCCATCGGTGTTGGTGGTGAGCCATGCCGGGAAACCAGCCGCTGTACGGGCCGTCGTGGTGCTACCAGCAGCAGCGGCCTGGTTGTTCAGCAGGATCGCTTCCATGTCGCGCTTTAGCTCAGAACCGCGCTTGGCGATCTGATACGAAAGCTCAGACTTACGACCGGCCTTGTCAACGACTTCATCCGTGTCCGAGATAACGACCTCTTTGCGGCTGATCTGCGTCCGATTACCAACACGGGTCGGGGGCGTCACAGCAGCAAAGGCGACATCGTCACCTTCGATCTGGGCGTTGCTTGTATCTGCAGCCGCGAGGGAGTCAATCTGCCAGTCGAACAAAGTCGCTGAACAGGTGTCACGCGAGGCATTAGAAATAAAGGGGGTTTCTTCCGGGCTGATGTTATAGATCACATCAGCCAGGTCTTCACGAATACCAACCGCGTCATAGGTGGTATGTGTATTTGCTACAATAGCCATTGGCCATTTCTCCTACAAAAGGTGTTCAATCGCAGCAGCCCCATCACGGAGGCTACCAGTTTCCGACAATTTCTGTCTGGAACGCTTTGCTGCGCTGGCCTTTCTAGTAGGTGAAGAATTCGCGGCACCCGGCTTCATCGTTCTGGATTTCCCCTTGCGCTTTTTCTGCACACGGGCGGACCCTTGATCGTAAAGCCACGCTTTGCGTAGGATGCCGACTACATCGGCGTTGTCCACGCTGGCGACCATATCCTCAGACAACCCTTGATCGATTGCCCATTGGCGAATGGCGGCGTTTTCCTGATTGGCGCGCTTGGCGTCTGCCCATTCAGGTATAACATCGGAAAGTCGCGCCTGCTCTGCAGCAAGGTGGCGCTGGAAGGCGTCCTGCTGCTCTGCCAGCGCCTCGCTATTCAGTCGCTGCTGCTCTGCCAGGATGGCATCACGGCGGGCTTCAAGCTCGGCTCTTCCGGCTTCCCAATCCTTCTTCAACTGAGCGGTGCTCTGGGGGTTCTGCTGATACAGAGTGTCCCAATCAGGCTCCTGCTCTAGACCAGCCTGGATCTGAGCATTCAGGACCGGGAGCATCTGCGCGTACTGTGCGCGCTCCTGGTGTACCTGCTGTGTTGCTTCTTCCAGGCTCTTGCGTTCTTCAGACAACTGCATTGTCTTTCGGGTGTAGTCCTCGTTGCGGCTGTACCCTTTCATAAGCTCTGTGAGCGTGACCTCAACATCCTCGCCACCAACCTTTACCAGGTAGGTATCTTCGTCGGGTTGCTCTTCGTCTTCGTCAGGGTCTTGGCCATCATCCAAGTCCTCTTCGGCGTCTTCCTCTGCAGAGAGATCGACCTCTTCGTCGATTGCCTCATCCTCCAGATTATCCGCCACTGGTGCCGCGTCCTCTGCGGCTGCTGTCGCGTCCTCTTCAGGTGCGACCGGTTGATCATTATCAGGCACGGTGCCGTCTGCGCGGTCGAGCACTGACATGATCTGGGCTTGTGCCTCGTGTAATCCGATCCCTTGCGGGTTGTCGGCATCAGGCATATTCTATCTCCCTTGTTTCTCGCGACGATCCTGGATGTCTTTTGAGACAAGGCCGTTTTCCATAACGGCGCGGATCTTCACTTCAACCAAATCTATCGCCCTTCTTTGGCGATACAGGAATTCTCTCTTTCCTATTTCCCACCACTTAGTATTCTTCCAGACATCATACAGATCTGACTGGACCTGATCAACGGCACCGCGATAGACCTCGTCTTTGAGGATCTGCTCGGCGCGAATTCCGTTCTTAATATTCTCTGTATGGTCTACTATAAGCCCCTCCCGGCCAGAGAACCAATGATCTGCGCGTCTGCACTATCCTGCGACCGCTGACGTTCAATATCTGCTTTTATTTGTGCTACGTCAACCTCGCCCTGATGCTTGGCCCTGATCTCAGCCGCCTTGAGCGCAATCTCAGCATCCAGCTTATCACGCTCAAGATCATCCTTTCTGAGCATTTCCTCACGGTCCAGGGCCAACCTGGCGGCGTCATTCTGGATCTCAGCTTGGGCCTTCATCGCCTCAGCCTCGGCAATGATAAGGTTGGGATCCGGTGCAGGCGGCTGCTGTTGTGGCGGTTGCCAGTTGGCCGGGTCGGTGAAGAACTTGCCGGGGTTACGGAACCCCATCATCTCCGCCATAGACGCGAGCGTGTTGCGGTACTGCGCCAATCCGGATACAGGGTTATCCGGCCCCATAGACCCAATAATGCTCTCCTGCTTCTGAGCAATCATACTAAGGAACTGCATTTTAGTATCCAAATCACCCGTCCCCAGGCCCACATTAACTGTAACGTCCATGGTGGCATCCCAGGCGCGAGGATCCACATCCTGCCACTCGTTACGCAGGCGCACTGTCCTGGGGGCGTCCTGGTGCATAATGACCAGTTTCAAAATGCCTGTGAAAAGAGGGCCAATGCCACACTCAGCGAAAATGCGCGCAATCAACTCTACACGCTCGTGGGCCGCTGTAATTGTTGCGGCAACGCCGGCCTTGGTGGTTGACTGCAGGGCATCTGGATCAAGCCCCACAGCAGCCTTGGTTATGCCAGTTCGGTTCTCCCGCAGGTCATCCATGTACTGCAGCGCAGTGAAT